CTTTTGGTTTAGTTGGTGACAAAGCAGGTGTTCCTGTCGAGATATCAAATCTACCATCACTCAATAAGAAAATCTTGTCTATTCTTGAAGTATAGAATGATATATCACCTGTTGTTGACAATGTTGGAACTGGTGTATCAAATACATTGACACCTGTTCCTGTAAAACTTCTACTGTAGTAATCAAATGGATCACCACTTAGTCCTGTTGATATATTCAACGGAGAAGCTGGGTTTGCACCAGCAGCTGCATCAGATATGTCACTACTTGTATACAATTGTGCAACACTTGGTCTAAAGTCTAATGCATCTGATAATTCGAATTGACCATCGGGTTCTAAACCACCTAGGTCTACTTTGTTCGGTGAATAAACTGGTATATCACCATAGTCTATTCCATCATAAGAGTTTACATCATAGAATTGTCCTACTCCACCTGTGAAGTAATCAAAGACTATGAGTATTGAATTGTTTGGTGTAGGTGCGCCTGGTTTTAATGTGATCTTACCATGGTCATAGAAACCATCTCTCTGACCGTTATCAAAGAAATATCTATCTGTAATGTTATCACCACCAGCTGTTACTGTTCCAACTGTTCCAGTAAAGTTTGATGTTTGACCTACTACTGCTTCACCTTCGGTGAATGTAAAATTGTTCATGTAATAGAAGAATGATGCAGAACCAGCGTTGAATTTTATAATTCTTGCTTTTGCACCTGATGTTTGTCCTATGACTTCTTCTTCGTTTACTGGTGTTCCTGATGCAACTGCAAATATACCACTTGGAGGTAATGGTGTAGAACCACCGATACCTTCATAGATACCTCTAATTGCAAAACAGTCTGCAACACCTAATGTGATGTCTTTATTATCGAAACATGTTCCATAATCGTATGAACCTGCGTTACCAGCATATTTTTGACTTACTATTGCACATCTTGATCTCTTAAGTGTTTTGTCACTATTGACTGGTACACTTAATGTAACTGCATATGATACGAGGTAATCAACACCATCAGCTGCACCTGTTGTAAATTCATATCTCTCAGTTGTGGCTGTTGGGTTTGTTTTACTTCCAGCAGTTGTTACTGGGTCTAACTCGGCACCCAAAGTATTTGCACCACCACCTGATGCACCATTCAAATCATATACAGATAACTGGAAGTTATCTCTAGATAATTGTAAGAATGATTCGTTTGAATCTGTTGTGACTGTAACTTTACCACTTGCAGCAGAAATAATTTTTTGTTTTTTGACTGTTACATCATCAGGAGTATGTGTCTTGACATAATCTCTTGGCCATGCAAAGATAGCTGCAGTTTGATCTTGGTCATAAATCTTAGTTCTTCTTCTTGCAACATTACCTGAGAATGCATCACTTCCACCAGTTGCTGATGCCAATGTAAGTGCAATATTACTTGTAATACTTCCAACTACATGTTCAGTTGTACCATTTACAGTAATTATATCACCTTCTTTTAATTCAGATGTAAATCTAGTTCCAAAACCTGTTACTGCTGTTGATGAGTTTGAAAGTGTAACTGTACCTGTTAGTGTTACATCATCGTCTTGAATAATATCTGCAGTAAAGTCTGCAACTGATGCGTCTGTTCTTTCTTGTCCTATCCCCCTCGCTCTGTCTATATTATAAGACCTAACTTCGTTTGCAATACCTCTGTAGTTTTCACCTACAATTGTACATGAGAATGTACCATCACCTGTTGATGTTACTGTTTCTCCGTGTTGGAATGCACCATTTACATCATGGATATAAACTGCATTTGAGTTATTATCGTATGCAATAATACCTGTTGCACCACTTGTTCCACCTACGAGTTTGTCTCCAGCATTTGCAGTTCCAGTATGAGAACTATAACCAATCTTTGTAAACATTCTTACATCGAAGAGATATAGACTTACTCCGTCTTCTGCAGCTCCTGTATCGTCATGAGAGTCAATATATCTGACTCTTGCAAATCCGATATGATCTCCTGATCCTAAACTACCTGCTGATAATTCACTTGGGAATAACTGACATACTCCATGAGGGTCTAGTGCTTGAGCTCCTGACTCATTACCAAAATCAGGGAAACCATGACAGTTTTCAACTTTAATATAGTTCCCTAATCTAGTTGGTGTTTTTGCACCTGCGATTGTTTGTGTTGTTCTTGCTTTGTTTATTGATAGATTAGTTGTTCCGATCTTATCGATCTCATAACCTTTAACATATGCCTTTCCTGGCGATATCTGAAATAGGAATTTACTTTCTAATCCACCTTGACTCTTGAGATAAAAACCTGCGTTTGTTGTATCGTCTAGGTGTTCTCTCATACTGTGAGTAAATTGTTGTGTAATAAAATCACCATTTGCATCGAATGTTCTTCGTGCAAGAGTATTCTCGATTTCGGAATACATAGGTCTTGATTTTTGTAATTGTATCAGACCATTATTAACTCTGACTAATTCAATAAAGTTTGCATCGTCTGTTGAACCTAATGCAAGTTTTGAAAGTGTTAGTGTGAATTGGAATCTGTCAGCACCAGCTGCATTTTCGTTTGAAGTTCCCTGTGCATTATCGTACAATGTAGAATCTTCTGCAGTTGAGATCATCGATTCAGTAATAGATAGACCTACTCTATAAGAAGGTTTTGAATTATACTTCTCAAGGATTAGTTCTTGTTTGTCTACTTTTACAAAGAAACCTCTAATGTATACAACACCTTCTGAGATATTTGCAATAGAACATCTTCCTATTGGTGTTTCTGATTGTGCTTCGACTGTAAAGTCATTGTTACTTGATGTATCTTCTGATACAACACCAGCATCACTAAATCCACACTTAACAAGTGTTTCTCCAGCTTTAAATACTGATGAATGATCTGAGTCTGTTCCTTGTCTTTCGAATCTGACAAAGAGTGTAAGTTTGTCTGTAGTTGTTTCTGCAGTTGAAGTTATAACCTTTGCAACAACACCTGATGTCTGACCAACTAAATGTTGACCATGGTATAGTTGTCTGTATGATTCTGCAGATGCATCACCACTTGAATTAGGGTTATCTGTTTTGACTTTGACATAGTATAAATCAAAGTCGACATCAGACTGAGCTCCTGATACGATAGAACCTTCTTGGAAGAAATGGTCTCCCAATCTTTCTATCTGATTTTGTAAGATAGATTGTGTTTGGGTTAACTCTCTTGCTTGGAGTGGTCTTCCAGCTCGGTATAAAACCTTATGGAAGTTTTTAGACTCCGAATAGTCATCGTAATAGGGTGATATGTTTAAATCAGTCTTCTCTGCCATAGTTTACTCTTTTGTTGTTAAAAGATGTTCAATTACATCTGTATGATCAGCTTGATATCTTCAATCTGATCTGCAGCCCTAGTGACTGCCCCTCTATTCTCAACATACATTATGTTACCTGAGTATTTAACAATCTCAGGGAATGTGCTATCAACACTAGATACAGTTCCTATTGAACTTGCACCCTTAAACACTGTGTCTGTTGCCGAGAAGTTTACATATCCACCAGCATTATTTGCTTGAGGGATATGAGATACTACATTTCCAGTTATAGAAACAATTTTTGATACTGCAACACCTGAACCATCTGCAGATGCATCTCTAATTTCGTCATCTACTGCAAGTCCTGTTACTGATGATAGAGTCATCTTATGATAAGCTGCATAGTTAGTTCCTGTTGCAACTGTAGTACCTGTTGAGAATGGGTCTTGAATAAGACCAATTCTTCTAAAGTCGTTGTCTGTTGGGAAATCACCTGAACCTTCTGCAAACTCTAATCTTGAGTTTACCATGACAAAGTTTCCACCTAGTTCTTCAACTGGGTTTGCACCGTGTCCATACTGAGGTGATATCATTGGTGTTACTACTGCACTTGTAGAAGGAGTTCCGATACCTGAGATACCATCTACATTGATAGTTGCTCTCTTATATCCTGATCCATTTGTAGTAACGGTTACATGTGAAACATTTCCTGATGCATTAACATGAACTGTACATACACCACTTGATCCGTCTCCATTGATTGCAACACTTGTATAGTTACCTTGAGTGTAACCAGCTCCACCACTGTTTACTTTAACATGGAGGATTCCACCATCTATAGCATTGTTCTCAACATCCCATTGTGCAGAACTATCATCTGATGCTCCACCAAGTTCTGTTTGAGCTCCAATAGTTTTAACGGGCATAAAGTCGGTAGTAACAAATTTAATTGTATCGGCAGCTGATACAGTATACATGTACTTCCAAAGATATCCTCGTCCACTTCCAGCACCAGTATCACTTGTTTCTACTAATGCAGTTGCACTTGTTCCTGTTGGTTTAACAGTTGATGCAACGGTTGATCCGTTATCTGCTCTTCCTGTTCTTATACACTTGTAAACATTGTACTCATCAGTGATTACATAATACTTTGCATCATACAAGTTTGTTGCACTTGTGGCTGATGAGGTATTAGATGCACTGATTGTATGGTCATACTCATCGTAAGTAGTACCTGTTGTCCAGTTTTCTCTTGTAATTGCATGTGAGACATCTGCAGAAGAAACTTTCTTCAATGCTACCATGTCTGAGAATGCATCGTATTCTTCACCTGTAGAATTAGCTGGTGAAGGTGGTGAGGTGTCATCCGTCCAAGGGAATGACCTACCAATAAACATATAAGTTGAAGAAGCTGATTCTCCAAAATCTTCTATGAATTGTTTCGCACTATGTGTTCGAAACTTTTCGGTTATAATTGCTGCCATTTTTTAAATCTCCGTTATACTATAGATTATTTATATACTATTTATAAAGAACTCAACTGTGAATTCGTAATATTTGAAGATATTACATAAGAGTTCCATGTTATGTTAGTTCTCTTGAATGATAGTTCATCAAAACTCTTCATTCTGTGGTTTGGAATCATTGCATCAAAGTCCTCAAAAGTGAAACCGCTCTCTTTTGATTCCTCTAATAACACCGATCCATATCCATCTTCAAGAACAATTCTGTCTTGGTCGTTGTTATCCAAGTCTTCGTCAAGCAAATAGTATGCTATATCGAAGACATTTTGGTCGACAATATTATTTAGGTCACCAATTGTAGTTCCCATAGGAACAAAAGAGGTTAGTGACCCACCCTCTGTTCTTTCATCTAGAACGACACCACCGTCCTCTAGAATAATTGTTTCTCCAGCTTCTGTTGTATGATAGAAGTTTGCAAGAGTCTGTACTCTTTCTGTTGCCATATACCTTGTATTTTCTTTTGTATATGATGCATCTTCTAATTCTAAACCGAAACCATCTTCTGTTATGAATCTTGCACCCAGTCCATCACCTTCATCTTCTTCCATTCTTAAATTAGCTGGTTCTTCTTCAACTATGATTTTACTAAATCCATCTTCTAAAACTATTGCTTCAGATTCGAAAGGATGATATGATGGTAATACAATACCTGACTCAGCCATTCTATACAATTCTGCTCTTCTTTCGTATGGACTATGTGATGGGTTGTTGACATTGTCTATATTCAATACTGTATCAGTATTACTTGCAATGACAGCTATCTCTCCACCCATTCCTGAATGGTTTACACAATAATAATAGAATGTTCCTGCTGTACTTGGAGTGAATGCAGTGAAATTTAGACCTTCAACTACACCTGTTGTGTATTCACTTCCACCGTTATGAGTACCATCGGATGTTGTTGATATCTTGAATGGATGTGAATTATTTCCATAGTTGAAGTAATATGTTACTCCAGTTTCTAATTCTAGTTTCTTTCTTCTTATACCATTAATTGCATATTGATTTCCACTTCCATCATATTGTATCTCTACTGGAACACTCTGAGCTCTTGGATTTGTATCTTGTCTTGTTCTTTGTCTTACTGATGCACTAGATACAAGTTCTTTTATTATAAGATTGACATGACCTCTTTGTGCAAATAATTCTGTATCAAACTTAGATAAGTCTGTAGGCATATCCACAATAAATGTTTCGTTTGCAATCGAATCCTGATGCAACAAGTTCGAAGGTCTACCTTGTTCAGAATCTTCTAGAATAATATTGTCACCATCCTCAGTGACCATTTCGATTCTAGTTGTATGGATCAATACTTCTTTAATATGTTCTGTGATTGCATTGATATCAGGAGCTGATTCTAATATCATATGATATCCATTCTCTAATAGGATATTAGATTCGTCATCTCTTCTATCTCCTACAAAACCTGAACCATCATATGCTTCTAAATCCACATGATATGTTGGTGTACCCTTGATAATGATAGTGGGTATAAAATTAAATCTGTTTTCTCTTTCTAGTCCTGTTTCATTTGTTATCAAGTCAAATGGGTTGACAAAGTTTTTAACTGCAACCTCACCAAAGAATATGTGACCTGATGGATGGACTAAATCCTTGACAATTGATCTATACTTGTTTATACTCTCACCAACTTTAATAATGTATGAGTGTGTTTGATAGAATAGTCCGTCATGCAAATTAGATGCATCTTCATCTAGTGTAGAATTCAATGTTACTAATTGTCTCTGTATGATACCCTCTGCACCAAGCTTACCTCTTGCTTGGAAAGGATTGAATTTCAAACAAGTGAATGTATCTACACTATTGAACAATATTTCTTCATTGTCAAGGAAGTGACCATCTAAATCTGTGAATGTTAGGACACTTTGGTTTGGATTGTAGTTTATAACCTTACCTGTAGAACCTGTAATTCTTCCTGTAAATGTTAAGTTTGATGTAAGTGTAGCAGTTGGTGTGGTAATCAACATTTTATTATGAGATGTTGAATCCATCACCTGATCTTCTTTGAAGTTATATCCTTGATCTTGGATATTGATTGATCCTACACCACCAATTTCATCTGAATATGCAAGAAGTTTTGCACCTGTTCCACTTGATACTTTAATTTGTTTTGCAGTCTTAACTGTTCCTGATGTTCCACCAGTTATAGGTTCTCCAGCTGAAACGAATTGATTTACATCGGTGTGAGTTCTTTTAACTACTAATCGATTATCCTCTTCTTCTATTCTAATAATAGATGCAGTTGCATTTGATGTACCACCTGTAACTGTTTCACCAACTTGATATCCTGATATATCTGCTGGGTCTAAGTAAATATAACCGCCTGGAAAACATTGAGGTAATGTTGTATAACCTGAGCCTGGTGATGTGATAACCACACTTCTTATAAATGACTCAGTTGTATTAAGTTGTATTTTATCACCATCTTCCAATAATAGATTATTGAAATCTGTAAAAATTTCTATCAATGCACCAGCACTCTGACCACTATTGAATGTAACTCTATCATTCTTGAATGTATAGTCATCGTAAGGGGTTTTCTTTACACCATCAACAAAAACTTGTACTGAGTTATCGTTGAATAGTATGAGTTGTCCGTTATCATCTGTATTACCAACTCCACCAAAAACAGTTTGTCCTGCTGTTGCAGTGATTTCGAATTGACCCCACTCTGTTCTGTTTTCTAAAATTACAACATCTTCTACTGCACCGATCAAAGCTTCAGCAGCGTTACCATCTGCATTAGAGTTATCGAAGACAATTACATCTCCACCGTTATATCCTGTACCACCATCAACTATGAATATCTTTTCTACTCCACCTCTTCGGAGTCCATCGACAACACCTTTTGCTTTTACTACATCTCTTCCTGCTTTACCATCATTGAAAATAATCGGATCATTCAGCGAGTACATAGAACCAAAACTTTGGAACTCGTTTAGTAAACCTCCTGAATATGATTCGTTATAGTAATCAACATTTGCAGCTGATACTGTTGCATTTGCAACTAGGGTTGCAGTTACATCGTCTGTAATTGTTGCAATCTCAGAAGTATATTGTGTATTTGATACGGTGTACTTAATAGTATCACCCACTTTTAGTTCTCTCAAGAACTTAGAAGCTGCACCTGTTAAAGTCTTTGCACCATTTGATGTTGTAATGTTACCTGATAGTTGTGGACTTTCTAAAAGAATTGTATCCCCATCTTCCTGTGCAACATATACTGATGATTGTGTTACATCTAAATCTGATAGTATACCTTTACATCGTCCAGTAATTTTGGTTACTCCATCTCGATCTACAAAAGTACAAGGATGTTCTTCTAAGAAAGTACCATAGTGATTATCTGAAATCTCTAATGAGTATTCTGCTCTTTCTGAATTTATGATGTATACATTTTCTACAATTGATTCTGCTTTTATTTGAACACCATCATCCTCATATTGAATAACTTTATCTGTTGGACTTGGAAGTGTGTTAACATCATCCATGACAACAGCAATTCTTCTTTGATGATTGTGTCCTGATTCTGAAACTTGTATTGTCTCATCAATCAGATATCTGATCTCTGCATCTTGTCCATATAATAATCTAAGTAAGAACTGGACTGATTCTTTAGTACCTTTCTTTTGATAAAGGTCATGTATGTTCTTGATCGTTAACCTTGCATCCTGTGTTTCGTCTAGGTCTAACGATGGTATGAAATCTTTTGAAAAATAATCTAAAAACTCTTCTGTAGTTTTATCTACATCTGAGTAATTTAAAAGATTATTGTTTGCAAGTATGGTATTATGTTTGAATGATTTGACTACACCAGTCTGTCCACCTTGCCTACTTGTTACAGTCTCACCACTATCAAAACCTTTTCCATGAATTGTAGAGGTATAAAATGTATTACCATTGATAACATTTATCTTTGCGACTGTCCCTGTTTTAGAACCTACAATATACTCACCCTTTTCAAAGGGAGTTTTTGTCTGTTCTAGAATTAATTTGGAAGTATCAGCATCAGGGGATGCTGGAACTGTTGCAGTTTCAACTAGAAGTTTACCTTGGTCATCTTCTAAAAGAAACTCATCTATGTCTCCCTGAGACTGGAGTACCAAGACTTCAGCCTCAAGGAATTCATAGTATGCCTTTAAGAATTGCTCAAATACTGGTGCTTCTTCCTGAACAAAATCAGGAACAAGTTGTGTTATCCTATCAGATAACTTGTCAATATTAGGAGCATCACTTGACATGATCTTAGGCGATTACTGCACCGTGATGTGAGATTAAACTCCATCCACCGTTTGAAGAACCTAACCACATAAGTGTGGCAGATTCACCAATTGTGCTCAATGTAATTGTTGAACCACCAGTAAAGTTAGATGGTGTAATAACTACATTGTGAGAACCTGCTGGTTCTGTAACAGCAACGATGAATTTGATTTCACCTGTATCACTTGAATCAGGAAGTGATAATGCAAGGTCAGCTGAAACTGAATCAGCGTCTACTGCAATAACACCACCATTTGCAATTGATCCATTTGCACTCACTGTGACTACATCGTTGATTGCCAAGTGAGTTGGGATGTTTTCAAAAAGACTTGAAATAGCAAGTCTTTTGTTTACGGGAGTTCCACTAGGATCGTCAACGACATGCAATATGTCTGTTCCCGATACTTCGGAACCGTTCATTACGGTCAAAGCCGTTATCTTCTTATCTGCCATTCTCTTTTCCTCCTATAATCCAATTGAATGGGAAACTACTCAGGGGATTCCTGACCACTTTATACATTTATTTTAATAACTACTGGTTGAGGTAGAAGTATACCCGACCCCAGCACTCGATTCACCACTTGCGATGGTGTCTACTTCACCAGTTACTTTAACATCGTCCATTGAGATATCAATTAAGTTACCTCTTTCTGCAACGACATCATTACCCGAAGGTATAACTGTGAAGTCTATCGATGTATCAGCATTAACCGTAGAGGTTAAGATGAAAGCATTGATAGTGATAAGTCCAGTGGAATAATTAACTATTCCAGCTGCACTGTCCTTGTAGATTCGTGTTGACCCTGATAGATAATACCTTCTTAAATTACCTTTTCCGTCATCGTCAAAGTAATAGGTATTTACTGAGTCACCACCAACCTTAAAACCTGTTGTTGTTACGATCCCACCAGCGTCTGCATTGTGACCTGAGTGTGGATTGAATAGAGCATTACCCATAGAAAGAGTATACCCTTTTGGATTTGTAGAAACTGTACCATCTAGTTTCTTTCTTAATCTGATGTTTGTTGTGTTTGATAAGATAGCAGAATCTGCTTCGTCAATAGTTTTAGTTAGATTCGAATGTCTAAAGATTGCATCGAATCCATTTAGGTTATCTGTATCAAACTGATTGATTGTATTTTTGACCAATGTTGACAACTCTCCAGCTGTTAATGTGGTTAGAGCAGGATTGTATTTGAATGTAGTTGAGATTAAAATTTTAATTATATCTGCATCTACGATTTCAGGTCTAACCGTCAACATATTTAGTTTGTTTAAACTATTCTTTACCTGAGTTTTCTCTGTCTCAGAAAGATAGTCTGCATTGTTTGGTTTAAGTGCAACAAATACTTTACCATATGCAGGCGGAACATTATCCTCACCTCCCCATACTGCAACTGCATCTGCATTTGGATAGTATTCTTGTACTTTTGCTTTGTAGTCATTCAATGTAACAAGTCTATTTTGTGATGTATAGAATTTTGTTGCTTTGAACTTGATTGATTCTATAGATTCTTTCTCTGCACCACCTGATGCTTTTTCTGTAACTGATATTGTAGAATCTGTAAATCCGTTGATTGCACCTACTTGAGTAAATCTATTGGCTCCATCTGCATGTAATTCATCAACGATCACATAATCAACTGTTATGATATCACCATCTAATAATGATACACCTAGTGTACCATCACCAAAATATATCTCAATGAATCCTTCTTCATTCTCTTGAGTATAATATACTTTTGATGTTGTATCGATGTTTGATACATCAGTTGATAGTGCATAAGTAGATGATACACCACCTGAGTTAATTGTTACAGTCATTCTTTGTTTATCTACTCTCTGATTTGATACTACAAACTTTGCATTTTTAATTTGACTATCAAATACAAATTGATCTTGAGCAAATGTACCTTGAACTAAATCAACATTATTATATGTAAATGTAGTACCATCGACTGTAGGTGTATATGTTGAAGCTGATACAAACTCGTACTTGACTCCCTCATATGTTGTTCTAAATTGTGTACCCCTCGACATAATCATAGAGGATGTAGATGGAACTGTACCATCTGCACTTCTTACATTTCTGAGAACTATATTTGCTTTTGCAGTAGAAGCTTTCTCAGAAGATGGTACAAATCCTAAATCTTTTGCACGACTTACAACATTCTTTCTGATCTGTGCAGAATCTAAAAACAACTCAGAGGCTGCAATGTTAGTATTAACTGCACCAATATGAGATGCATATGCAAGAAGGTCTATCAAGATTGATAGGGTTGCACCTTCAAAATTATAATCTTTGAATGTATCTTGTCCTTTAAGATAATTCTTAAGGTTGTCTGCAATGTTATCGAAATCTAAATCAGTAACATTTATCTGTGAACTTTTAACTGCCATTATCGTGTCCTATTTACTGTAAATTGAAGTTCTTGATTTGATAGACCATTTTTAATATTATAAAACACTGTTACATCTAATGAGTTATCCTTTGATTGGAAAACACATCTAACATTTTGCACTCTTGGTTCAAAATCTTCTATTGCTTGAGTAAGTCTTTTCTTAGCTCTGTTTAATTTTCTGTCGGTGTCTAATTCGAATAGTAACCCACGAATGTTTCCACCTAAACTTGGTTTAAAAGGTCTTTCATAGTAATTAGTCATCACTATATTTCTGACTGCTCTACGAACTGCATCTGAGTCAGATTTAGTTGCAACATCTCCTGTGATAGGATGTGCTGTGAATGATAAATCAAGGTCTTTATAAGCATTCTTGATTGCAACATTCTTACTATTGGGTTTTACATAATCGACCATAATACTATTTATACAATTAGCTTGGGGCTCCTGTCTTCGGAGCTGCACTTCCGCCTACACTATGTGTATGTGTTGAAAGTTTGACACCCTTACCTGTAACTTCTCCACTTGCAGTGATAGAAGAACTATTAGATTGTTTACCTGTAACATTCAATGTACTATGTAATTTAGTTGCCTTAGTGACATCGAGTGTACCCGTTATCGTTGTGTCTGATATAATTTCTGTTGTGTTATTACCTGTTATTGTGATCTTACCTTCTGAGGTTACATCAGTTGTACCACCGATCTGTCCTGTGAAGTTTCCTTCTGTAATAGTAGAAGTAACATTACCCTTTGATACTGTAGAATCTACATTACCCTCTGCAACTAATTCAGTTACATTTCCTTTTAAAACTTTTAGATCAACATTACCTGTATCGATTGTTATGTTTACATTACCATAACCTACTTGTAAATCTGTATTACCAGCTATGAATACTTTGTCATCTTTTAGGATTGCAGTATA